TATCTTCAGATGAAACTGAAACATCTTATCAATTAGCAGATTTAGGTGTGATTCCGGTTGTACCTGATTTGAAACAATTGCCAGAGTTTGGTATCTCAATCGATATGGCATCGAATATGATTGATAAGTTTATCAAAGCAAAAGGTGCATTATCTGATATCGATACATTCACAGTGTTTACTGAAGGTGGTGATTTGAAGATGGCTATTGGTTATTCTTCTATCTCTACAAATAGAGTAACATTTACTGCAACTAAAGGGTTTGAAGGTGAAGTTAAACCAATCTCATTCTCAGCAAAGTATTTGAAGGAAATCTTAACGGCTAACAAAGAGGCTACATCAGCTAAGTTAAAAGTATCAGCAGATGGTTTAGCAAATGTTGAGTTCCAAATTGATAACTTTGTATGTAAATATTATTTAGTAGAAATCTCAAATTAATAAAATGGCAGAGCAATTAGAATTATTCCCAAACTACGATGCTTCATTTGATAAGTTAATTGAAAATGTAGTTGGATGGGCAGCAGATAAAGATATCCTAAAGAAAGAAAATGCACCAAAGCAAATGTTAAAGGTTTTGGAAGAAGTGGGTGAAACGGCTGGAGCATTATTAAAATCTAAGGATGCGGAAATCAAAGATGGTATTGGTGATGCGTTTGTAACACTTATCATTTTGGCTAAACAATTGGGATTAACTCCTAATGAATGTTTAGAAGCCGCTTGGAATGAAATTAAAGACCGTACTGGTAAGACCGTAAATGGTGTATTCGTAAAAAATTAATATGAGCTTTTTCGCAAATAACATTAATAAAAAAGAGCATAGCTTGTGGGTGGAGAAATACCGCCCACAAACTCTTGCTGATTATGTTGGTAATGAAACCATCAAAGAAACTATTCAACAATATTTGGATAATAATGATATCCCACATCTATTGTTGTATGGTAAAGCAGGTACAGGTAAAACCACATTAGCAAAGTTAATCGTAAACACAATCAAATGTGACCATATGATTATCAACGCATCGGATGAGAACAATGTGGATACCGTTCGTAACAAAGTAAAGAACTTCGCATCATCGGTTGGATTTGCAGGATTTAAGGTTGTGATTTTGGATGAGTTTGATTATATGACTCCAAACGCACAAGCAATCCTTCGTAACCTAATGGAAACATTCAGTAAGCATTGTAGATTCATTTTGACTTGTAACTACATTGAGAAGATTATTGACCCAATTCAGAGTAGATGTCAATCTTTTGCAATTACCCCTCCAACTAAAAAGGATGTGGCAATTCAGGTGAGTAAGATATTAGATGCTGAAAAGATTAAGTATGATATTAAGAATGTAGCTGATATTGTAAGTTCATATTACCCAGATATTCGTAGAATCTTAAACACCTGTCAATTACAATCAGCTAAAGGAGAGTTGAAAGTAGATAAAGCTATTATGGTTGAATCTGATTTCAAAACTAAATTAGTAGAAGCACTTAAAGCTAATGATGATAAGAGAAATCTATATCTGAAAACAAGACAAATGGTATTGGATAATCAGATGAATGATTATACTGAAATGTATACATATCTTTATGATAAAGTAGATGAGTATGCAGGCGGAAATACTGCTAATGTGATATTAGCAATTTCAGAATCTCAATATAAAGATTCATTAGTAGTAGATAAAGAAATTGTTTTCGCATCTCTATTGATACAAATTATAAACATTATAAAATAAATAAAATGCAAAACGGACAACAACCCCCAATGCCAAACTTTAGCTTAAACGATACGAGAGATATTCCTTGTGAATGTGGCAATCTAATCTTTATGCCAGGTATGAGATTCAAAAAGGTTTCTCGTCTAATTACCGGTGAAGCTAAGGATTCAATCATTCCTATTGAAGTATTTTTATGTACTCAATGTGGTAAACCATTGCAAGAATTAATGCCGGATGAATTGAAGGATAAAAAAGTAATCGAATAGTATGGCTGGTAAATCATTATTTGACCATATTAAGGCGATAACAACTGAGCAAGACCCAAAGTACTTTGAGCAGTTATCGGAAGAGGATAGAAAGAGTTGGAGTAATTTTATGATTAACCGATTTCTTTCTATGAACCCCGATTGGGTTGAACTTATTGCATCTATACTACCTTTGACTCAATCGCTTGAGCCGAAGGATATGTATAAGTTGTATATCAATGTTATCCCCAAAGGAAGATATTTCCTAAAGTATATGAAAGGAAAATCTTCAGAAAAATATGAAGATTTTGTTGTTAATCTCATAAAAAATGAGTATCTTTGTTCTGAACACCAAGCAAATGAATATCTTGAAATTCTTTATGCAACTAGAGAAGGTAGAGAAAACATTAAGTATATTTGTGAAAAGTATGGTGTAGACAAAAAACAAATAACAAAATTAAAATTAAAAATATAATGGCAAGAGTTTCATTCAGCCAGTATTCAATGTGGAGTTCATGTCCACATCAATACAAGCTAAGTTACATAGATGGTTTATCGGAATCAAGTTCTAATATACATTCGGTATTTGGCTCGGCAATGCATGAAACTCTTCAAGAGTATTTAAGTAGATGCCTTCGTATTTCTAAATCACAAGCTGATAAGAATATGGATACAAAAGAATTCCTCAAAGAAAAGATGAGAGAGTTCTTTATTAAGGAATCTAATGATGGAGCAAACCCTATTTGTTCCAAAGAAGAGTTAGTTGAGTTTTTAGAAGATGGATATCTTATTTTAGATTATTTTCAGAAATCTAAAAACTTCAACAATTTCTTCTCACTAAAAGATGATGAATTGGTTGCAATTGAGCAACCTATTAATACTAAGATTTTAGAAAATGTAAACTTTATGGGTTTCATTGACTTTATCGTTAGAAGCAAAAAGACAGGTAGATATCGTATTACCGATTTCAAAACATCTACCAAAGGTTGGAGTAAGTATCAAAAATCTGACCCAATTAAAAATTCACAAATCCTATTATATAAGAAATTTTATGCTGAGTTGATTGGTATATCACCTGATATAATTGATGTTGAATTTATTATTCTCAAAAGAAAGGTAGCCGAAGTAGAAGATTTTACAATACCTCGTATCAGTAAGCATGTACCAGCAAGTGGTAAACCATCAATCAATAAAGCATGGAAAGGATTTAGTGAGTTTGTAGAAAGTGTATTTGATTCAGAAGGTAAGTATAGAACTGATGTAGAGTATCCTAAGAAGCCATCCAAATTATGCGGTTGGTGTGAATTTTTTGAAAGAGGTTTATGTGATGGAAAATAATTTTATATATATTTATATATAAATTTATAACAACGATGGCAAACCTAAAATTAACTACGGTTAAGGTTATAAAAGAGTTATATGATGAGGATTTTAAGATGGCTACAATTAAAGGTGGTATCAACTTTCAAAAGCTCGTTAATAGAACCTTAGACCTTTATGTAAAAAACGAAAAATTTAGAACACAAGTGAACGACCACAAAGAGTTACAAATTAGTGGTTCACAATTTTAAGAAACAAAAAAAGTTATGGCAAAAAAGAAAATCCTGTTACTTTCCGATGATTTACGAATGGCTAGTGGTATAGCCAATGTTTCCAAACAATTAGTATTAGGAACAGTTGATAAATACGATTGGGTACAATTAGGAGCAGCAATCAAACACCCAGAAGCTGGTAAAGTGTTTGATTTAAACGAAGATGTAAGAGCTAGAACGGGCGTAGCAGATGCAAATGTAAAAATATATCCATTCGATGGATATGGTAATGCAGATGTTATTCGTCAATTATTGATGATTGAAAGGCCAGATGCTATCTTACACTTTACTGACCCAAGATATTGGATTTGGTTGTATGATATGGAACATGAAATCAGACAAACTACTCCATTATTCTTCTACCACATCTGGGATGATTTGCCAGACCCAAAATACAATAGAGATTATTACGAAAGTTGTGATTGGATTGGATGTATTTCAAAACAAACATATGGTATCACTAAGAGAGTGTATGGTTGGAATAAAGAAAAACATTGGAATACACCAGAAGATTGGCAAGTAAGCTATGTACCACATGGTATCAATTCGGAATTATATAAGCCGGTTGATGTTCCCGAAGATTTTAAGAAAAGTATTTTTGGTGATAAGAACTATGAATTTGTATTATATTGGTCAAATCGTAATATCAGAAGAAAACAACCAGTAGATGTTATATTAGCATTTAATAAATTTGTTGAAGCATTACCTGAAGAAAAAAGAGATAGTGTATGTTTATTAATGCATACCGAACCTGTTCAAGAGCATGGTACTGATTTACCAACTACAATTGAACATTGTTGTTTGCCTGAAACAAATGTAATATTCGCCAACAATCGATATTCTGAAGAGCAATTGAATTGGTTATACAATATGTCAGATGTAACAATCAATATTGCATCAAACGAAGGATTTGGATTAGCAACCGCAGAATCAGTAATGGCAGGAACTCCTATCATTGTAACTGTAACAGGTGGATTGCAAGACCAGTGTGGTTTTAGAGAGAAAGGGAGTGGTAAATTACTAACAGCGGATGATTATGTAGAGATTGGTTCTTTGCATGATAAACATAAAAAAAATACGCATGTTTGGGGAGATTGGGTTACACCAATTTGGCCAGTTCGTTCAACAACAGGTTCAGTTCCTACTCCATATATCTTTGATGATAGAGTTGATTTTGAAGATGTATCTCCATTGATTATGCAATGGTACACTATGGGTAAAGAAGAAAGAAGAAAAGCAGCTTTAAAAGGTAGAAAGCATTTCTTAGGAGAAGGTAAATTGAGTAGAGAAGCAATGTGTGATGCATTGGTAGAAGGTATGGAAGGCGCATTTGCAAATTGGAAACCAAAACAAAGATTTAAATTAATAGAGTTATAGTATGAGCAAACCAACATTAGTATTTCAGGCGCCAGTAGCAACGAGAAGTGGATATGGCGACCATGCGAGAGATTTATTACAATCTCTATATAAATTAGATAAGTTTGAAATTAAAGTAATTAGTACTCGTTGGGGGCAAACTCCAATGGATGCATTAAATTATGATAATCAATTTCATAAATGGATTCTTGATAATATGATTGGAAAAATCGAAGAGAAGCCGGATGTGTATATGCAAGTTACAGTTCCAAACGAATTTCAACCATTGGGTTATTACAATGTAGGTATTACAGCTGCAATTGAAACAACGGCATGTGCGATGAATTGGATTGAAGGATGCAATCGAATGGATTTAATAATTACTCCATCGGAGCATGCTAAATTAAGTTTAATCGGAACTGTTTACAATGAAACAGATAGAAATACAAATCAGGTAATTAGACAAATTCGAATACAAAAACCAGTTGAGGTTTTATTTGAAGGATTTGATGAGAATGATTTCGGAACGGAGCATGTTGCGGATATTACGGAATTGGATAAAGTAAAAGAAGATTTCGCATTCTTATTTGTAGGACATTGGTTGAGAGGCGATTTGGGTGAGGATAGAAAGAATGTAGGAATGATGATTAAAACATTTGCAATGGCATTCAAAAATGAAAAAGTAAAACCTGCATTGATTTTAAAAACATCTTCAGCTGGATTTAGTGTGAGAGATAGAGAAGATATGGTTAAAAAAATTAGAGCAGTATTAGGTTCTGATTACAAAAAAGTTCCTGTTTATCTTTTACATGGTGATTTAACTCAATCTGAAATGAACGGATTATATGAACATCCAAAGGTAAAAGCAATGTTAAATTTCACAAAAGGTGAAGGATTCGGTAGACCATTATTAGAATTCAGTTTGACAGGTAAGCCTGTTATTGTAAGTGGATGGAGTGGGCATTTGGATTTCTTAAAGAGTGGTGCAGTATTGTTGGAAGGTGAGTTGAAAGAAGTACATGAATCAGCCGCAGATGATTTCTTATTGAAAGAATCTAAATGGTTTAATGTAAACATTTCAAAAGCACTACAAATTATAAAAGATGTTTATAAAAATTATGATAAGTATAAAATAGAATCATTTCAATTGGGTAAACAAAACAAACAAAACTTTAGTTTATCAAAAATGACTGAACTATTTGATACCATTTTAACTCAATATGGTATTTATAATAAGAAACCAAAACTTCAACCAATGAAGTTACCTAAGTTAAAAATGGTAGAAAAATAATGCAGAGCTATAATCCCATATATCGTAAATTTATAGATGATAGAAATCAAATTACTCCTGGTCAAATGGTTAGGGCTAGCTTCTATCTGATAAAGGAATATGAATATGTGGATGGTACTAGAGGTAGATTTACAGAAACAACTGCCCCAATCATATACACATTGTTTGTTTCAAAAGCAAAAGATATAGTACATTGTGTAAAAGTATCTAATGTTAGACCGGAATTAATTAAAAAATTTTTTGGTAAATTTGTAAATGAGGAAACAGATGAATTACAAATGAAAGGTGGTGCTAAAGCATTTTACGCCAAAGTGGTTAGTAAAGTTCCAATAATTACAAATGAAGCATATAGAACATATAAATTAAGTGGATTATCAAAGGTTATAGAATTGAATATGGATGTAGATAAACTTACACCATCAACTAAAACTGTAACATCTATTGATATAAAATCCCAAATTAAAAATAAATAGGTTACATGAAATTAAGTTACGCAATTACAGTTTGTAATGAATTTGAAGAAACGATAACTTTACTTACTCAACTTTGGAATTATAAAGGAGAGAATTCGGAAATCGTTGTATTATTAGATACGCCAAAGGCATCGTCAGAACTAATCGAATATTTAGAAGTACAAGCAAGTGCAGATAAGATTACTTTAATCGAATCTGAATTTAATCACGACTTTGCTGCTTGGAAAAACTTTCTTAACTCATATTGCAAAGGTGAATGGATATTCCAATTGGATGCGGATGAGCATTTGGATGTAAACTTCATTCATAATTTAGAAGATATATTGGATAATAATGATGCTGATTTAATATTAGTACCTCGTATCAATATTGTAAATGGTATAACCGAAGAGCATATTCAAAAGTGGGGGTGGAAGCAAAATGAAAAAGGGTATATTAATTTTCCTGATTTTCAAACTCGTATTTACAAAAATGACAAAAAGTTATATTGGGAAAGTAAAGTACATGAGCAAATTAAAGGAATCGAAACATATACTAATTTACCAGTAGATGAAGTGTATTGTATCAGACATATCAAAAATATAGATAGACAAGAAAAACAAAATAGTTACTATGGCGAAATTGATAATATTTGATTTAGATGGGGTACTGGTAGAAGCTAAACAAATTCATTTTGATACTTTAAACAAAGCTTTATGGGAAATCGCTCAAAGTGATAAGTATGTAATTTCAGAAGCAGAGCATTTATCAATCTACGATGGTTTGAAAACCAATCAAAAGTTAGAATTACTTACACAAAATAAAGGATTGCATCCAAACACATACCAAACAGTTTGGAATAGAAAGCAACAACTTACAATTGAAGCAATATCAGAATTACAACCTGATTTAGAAAAGATTGAGTTGTTTAAAGAACTTCGCAATAGAGGTTATAAGTTGGCATGTGCTTCAAACTCAATTAGAAGGTCTGTGTTGGTTATGTTAGCAAAGATAGGTATAATTGAGTATATGGACTTAATCATCTCTAATGAGGATGTAAAGAACTCTAAACCACATCCTGAAATGTATTGGAAGACAATGAGTATGATGGGTGTGTTGCCAGAAGAAACTCTTATTGTAGAAGATTCACCACATGGATTACTTGCTGCAAGTAGAAGTAGAGCAAATGTTTTGAGAGTAGATTCTCCAAAAGATTTGGTATTATCAAAAATTATTCGTAAATTAGAGGAAACAAAAAAGAGTATGAGTATTCCAAAATGGCAAGGTGGTAAATTAAATGTATTAATTCCAATGGCAGGAGCTGGAAGTAGATTCCAACAAGCAGGTTATACATTTCCTAAACCATTAATTGATGTTGAAAATAAACCAATGATTCAGGTTGTTGTTGATAACCTTAATATAGAAGCTACATACATTTATGTAGTACAAAAAGAACATAGAGAGAAGTATAACTTAGATACTTTGTTAAATTTAATTACACCAAATTGTAAAATTGTAGAAGTTGATGGCTTAACCGAAGGAGCTGCTTGTACAACTTTATTAGCTAAAGAACACATCGATAACGATGCTCCATTGGTTATGGCAAACTCCGACCAATTTGTAGAGTGGGATTCGAATGAGTTTATGTATAAGATGATTGAACAAAAAGTTGATGGGGGTATTTTAACATTTACAGCAACACATCCAAAATGGTCATTCGCTAAGGTAGATGAATATGGATATGTTACCGAAGTAGCAGAGAAGAATCCAATTTCAGATATTGCAACGGTAGGAGTTTATTATTGGGCTAAGGGTTCTGATTATGTAAAGTATGCAGAACAAATGATAAGTAAGAATATCAGAACTAACAATGAATTCTATACTTGTCCAACTTTCAATGAAGCAATTGCAGATGGTAAAAAGATTAAAACATTCAACATCGAAAAAATGTGGGGATTGGGAACACCAGAAGATTTAAAATATTATTTAGAAAATTATAAAAACAAATAAAAATGGCACACAGAGAACAACAAGAATTTATATCATCGGTAAGAGATAGATTTCCTGAAAAATTTAAAGGAGTTAGAGTATTAGATATTGGTTCATTGGATATCAATGGAAACAATCGTTTTGCATTTGAAGATTATGAATACATTGGAATTGATATTGGAGAAGGAAACAATGTTGATATTATATGTAGGGGACACGAATTTAAAGATGATAACGGATTTGATGTTGTAATCTCAACAGAATGTTTTGAGCATGATGAATTTTGGAACTTAACTATTCAAAATGCAGTAAATTTAACAAAACCAAATGGTGTATTTTTATTTAGTTGTGCAACAACTGGTAGACCTGAACATGGTACTAGAAGAACATCTCCACAAGATTCACCATTCACTTCTAAAATTGAGAATGATTATTATATGAATCTGACAGAAGCAGATGTAAGAAGTGCAATAGATGTGGATAAGTATTTTTCTGAATATGAATTTTTTGCAAGAGATGTACACCCAAATGATTTATATTTTTGGGGAGTTAAAAAATAAAATATGATTTCAGTTATAATCCCTACAATGTGGAAATGTGAATCATTTAGAGATGGAAAAATGCTTTATGAATTATCTGAGCATCCATTGGTAGGTGAAATCATTTTAATAGATAATAGTGAACAAACTCATTTAGATATTGTTGCTCCAAAAGTGATTCATATCAAAGAAGATAAAAATACATATGTAAATCCTGCTTGGAATAAAGGTGTAAATTTAGCTAAATACGATAAACTACTTATTTTAAATGATGATGTAGAAACCGAATGGGGAGTTATTGATTTGGTATATGATTATATAACTGAAGAAAATGGATTGATAGGAGCAGGTGTTAGTTGTTGGCAATATAATGGTGGAATTCCTGAAATAGAAAGAACATTATTTCGTACAAATTGCTATGGATGTCTTATGTTTATTCATAAAAATTCCTATAAACAAATACCCGAATCATTAAAAGTACATTATGGAGATGATTGGTTATTTGACAAAAGTGGAAAGCCAAATTATCAAATCATAAATTGGAAAATGGGTGGAGAATCTGAACAAACAAGTGGATTATCCGAATTTAATCAAATAAAAGAAAATGATAAAATCATTTATAGTAATTTAAAGTAATGAACAATTGTATATTTACTACTCATGCAACACTTACAAAAGAACATGCCGAGTATAGTTTAAGGTCTTTATTAAGTAATCAAACTACTCCAATAGTTTGGGATTGGTTTATTATATATAATACCCATTCGCATACAATTGATAACGATTGGTTGCAGGATAAAATAAAAGAATTGGATATAAATGATTATATTCAGAATTTAGCAGTATTTCCATACGAAGAATTAGATTGTCCAAAAACATTAACACAAGATTTAATCAATCAGTTTTCAATGTTAATAGAAAATGGATTAAATAGTCCAGGTAAAACACTTTTATTAAAATCAGATTATTGCGTATCTCGTAATTTTAATAAAGTATTCAATAAGCATACGGATGTTAACTCAATTTGGAGTTTACCAATTTACAATGCAAAATCAAAAGTAGCTCAAACTGAAATAGATTATCTATGTTATAATTCTACATTTGAAATAACTCCAAAAGATACATATTATAGGGGTGGTACAAACCATCCACATACTCCTGGAACATTAACTGACCCTTATAAGGAGTATTCATCAAATGGTAAACCGGATACTGACCCATCAATTAGATTTGTATCACATAACATTCAAAACGATTATAATTTGCATGTATTTACAAATGATGTATTGGCAATTTGTAATCAAATAGTTGGTATGGTATTGAATCCAAATTCAACTTGGGGTGGAGCACATGATTTGTTTAATGTTGCTTTTAATCAGGGTGGAGTAAAGCGTTCAGAAGAAATAGGAGCGTTTGGAGTACATATGTATCATTCAATCAAATCGGAAAATCATAATTCAGAAAGAGGGGATGAAAGAAAAGTTATAGAAGGAGAAGAATATTAATATGATACTAATATCACATAGAGGAAACTTAAATGGTAAAATACCACAAAACGAAAATCATCCAGAATATATCGATGAAGCAATTCATACTGGCTACAATGTAGAAATAGATGTATGGATGATTGAGGGTGTTTTATATTTGGGACACGATGAACCGCAGTATGGTATAACGCAACATTGGTTAAACGAAAGATACGAACACTTATGGGTACATTGTAAGAATGTAGAAGCAATGGAATGGTTTAACGCAATAGGTGGATTTAACTATTTCTGGCATCAAGAAGATACGGTAGCACTTACATCAATGGGTGTTATTTGGGCATATCCAGGCAAGCAACCAATCAAAGGTAGTATCGCTGTTATGCCTGAAATATATAATGATGATTTGGATGCTTGTGTTGGAATTTGTTCAGATTACATAAATGATTATAAATGAAAGTAGCAATATTATTATCAGGTCAACCTAGAAATTATTATTTAGGATACGATGAATTAAAAAAATCTTATTTAGATAAGTACGATTGTGATATCTACCTACACACATGGAGAGGTGGAAACTTTGAGGCAACTCAATTTTTTAAAGATAGACCTAAGCAAGTATACAAATATAGTGAAGGTTATATAAATGATATCATTGGTATGTTTGGTACAACGAAATCTTCATTTGAAGAACCAATCATATTTGATAATAAAGGTATAGTTGACCCTATTTGGAGACAACCACTTCAAAATTGTAAATCGATGTGGTATTCCGTTTCAAAAGCATACGATTTGGTTGAAAAGGATTATGATGTTTATATTAGGAGTAGATTTGATTTAAGATATGAACCATCAACTTTAGATTTAGAAAGTTTAGATATGAATAAACTTCATGTGTGGAATTGGGATACGGATGAAAGAGTTAAGCATAGAGGGTACTATGATGTATTTGCTATTGGTAATAAAACTAATATGGGAATCTATTCATCGGTTTATTCAAAGATTGATTGGTATTTAAATTACGATAGAGATTATGTTCACTTTTTAAAAGGAGGATGGCCGGAACAAGATAGTGGGTTGAGAAATGAGTATTTATTAAAATGGCATTTGACTCAAACCAATGTAGATGTAGAAATTCATAACACCGAAATGCAACATGCTGACGGACAAATTATAAGATAATGAAAGGAGTTATAACAATATTTGCAATGCCACAAGAGTTAGAAGATTTGGCATTGACTTTAAATATGTTGAAAAGAAATTCAGTATTTAGAGATAGAGATATAGATTACAAAGTAGAAGTTACTATGTGTCTTTCAGATGAATTAACTAATTGGGAAGAATCATTTCTACCGAAAGATTATGTATGGCAAAGAAGTGCAGAGTTGTGTAAAAAGTATTTAGGTTGGTGTGAATACGAATTAAGAATTGAAACTGAATCCGAAATATTAGGATGTGTTTCTCAAAGAAGATATAGTTTAAAAAACAATCCAGATGCTGATTTCTTTATATGGTTAGATTGTGATTTTACATTCAAAGATACTACCCTATTTTATGTGTCATCTGCTTTTAAAATGTTAAAAGAGGGTGGGATAGATAATTTTATAGTAACTCCACAATTTGTTAAACAATGGGATAACACATGGGATGTGATTGTAAATGAAAGATTTTGGAATCAACCTTTAAATTACCACGAAGGAGCAGATGTATATGAAGATACTTTGCCTGAATACGGTGAGGTTGGTGTTAAAGAAATTCAATCAATTAAATTTGCAGGAGGTTGGTTTACTTGCCTAAGTGGAGAATTATTGAGAAAGACTGGTATACCTGAATCATTTGGACATTACGGATTAGAAGATACATATGTTACAGAATGTATGAATATTATGAAATCTCAAAACGATTACATATCTCAGTTTATAATTGAAAATTTAGTTATAGCTGAAAGTTATACACAAAGACCGAATGAAACTGTAAAATCTTTTATATCATCAAAAAATAGAAAGGCAGAATTTACGAAAATAGCAACGGATAATTTTAGAAACGAATTAAAAAATTTTTATGAAAGAAGTTACGGTAGTACTAACAGCTTGTAATAGAGCTGATTTGTTAGAAAAGACATTGGATAGTTTTTTCAAATTCAACACATATCCACTAAAGCGTTTTATTATTATAGATGATGGAATGAACTTTGGCTGTAATGATTTTGTAAAAACAAAATATGAATTTCCAATTGAGGTCATATACAATGACCCAAAGTTGTTTCAAATTAAATCAATTGATGCGGCATACTCAATGGTGGATACCGAATACATCTTTCATATGGAAGAAGATTGGGAATTTTTAAAACCATCATTCATCGAAGATTCTATGAAGGTGTTAGAAGCAGATGAAAATATACTACAAGTTTGGTTAAGAGGTATTGATGATACAACATTGCCACATCCTTGGGAAGAGGGAGTGTATGAATTGGATGGGTTGAAGATGGTATTAGTTAAGTACGCCGGTATATGGAATGGTTTCAGTTTGAATCCGGGCTTAAAGAGATTGAGTGATTGGAAAGAATTACCAAATGGATACGATGGGTGTGAGAGAATAACTCCTGCTGAATTGAGTGGTGGTGTTACATTGGAATGTGATATTTCAATGGAGTATCGTAGGAGAGGTAGAATAGCAATGAGATTTTTGGAATCATATGTAACACATATTGGTTGGGATAGACACATAATTCACGGAGTAAATGGAGAATAAAATGTATACACTAAAAGATATATCAGTAGTAATTCCATCTTATAATAATTTGGAATACCTTAAATTAATTTATAAATCAGTAAGAAGTATTTCAGACGAAATAGAAGTTATTCTATTTGATGATGGTGGCGAGGATGGTACAAAAGAATGGATGACATCTTTGACTGATAAAAATACAATAGTACATCTATTACAAAATAGAATTGGGCATACCATTTTATATGATAAAGGTTTTAAAGAAGCAAGTGGTAAGATTATCGGTATACTACATGCTGATATGATTGTTCATAAGAACTTCTTTGATAACATTTTAAAACATATAAATGAAGGTAATGTGGTATGCGGTACTTGCGTTGAACCACCATTACACCCGCCTGGAAAAGAGAAACATATATTTGATGCCGGATTATATCCAAACGAATTTAATGAAACTCTATTCACTGAATTTTGTGATAAAGTAGAAGGTGGGGTAAGTGAAGGAATATTTGCACCTTGGTTTCTATTAAAAGATGAATACTTTGATAAGCTTGGTGGGCATGATACTAAGTATGCCCCATATGGTTATGAAGATAGTGATTTATTTACGAGAATGGCATTGGCTGGATTTAACTTTATTCAGAGTAGAGATGCTTTAGTTTATCATTTTACACAAAGAGGACATAAGTGGACAAAAGGAGTGGGAATTGAAAACGATGGTTATAGAGAGCAAATGGAAAAGACTAGAAAAATCTATGTTAGGAAGTTTGGTACAGACCCTATATTTGATGAAAACCACAAACCAACCCCATCGCCAAAATATAATATTGGATTTAACATAATTAACCAAACCGATTACATTCATAATATAGTAGAGCCATATTGTTCAAATGTGGCATTTGATGGCTACCCTGTATTATTTAATGATGTGATTGTAGAATTTGATGCTAATTTATTAACAAATGAAAATATACAATTGATATTCCAATTGCCATCTATATTAAAAGATAGTGGTGAATTAGGTGATATGGAATGGGATATATTTAAAATAAAAATAAATTCGTTAAAAGAATATCAGAACGATTTGATTAAAGTTAAATAAAAATATATTTATATTGGTAAAATAAGATAAAATATATATGAAATTCGAAGTAACCCATCCTAAAATTTGGAATAAATTAGCAGAAAAGAATATTCCAATGAAACATAAAATCCAAATATACGAAAAATTAGGCGGAGCATATCGTTTAGGTGAAGATGGTGGAGAGCAGGTATTTAATAAAATGACTGAACTCCTTAAAACTAAAATCAATGAAGGTGATGATAATTCTTCACCAGAGGAAACAATAGCAGGATTAAATGAAATGGCAATGGGGCAACTTGAAAGAATTGCCGATTATGCTAATATGATTTCACAAAGAATGTCTGAAGGACAGACTTTAGACTCTTGGATGTATTCTCAAATCACTTTGGCAGTAGACCAATTAAATTCGGTACATGATGCAATGGATGGGGATGATGGTGTAAAAGAACCTCTTAAAAAATAATATTAATGGAAAATATATATTCAGTAATCATTACGGCAATAACGGTATTAGGAGGAGCATCTGCTTGGAGATTCTACGAAAAGAGAGCAGATAGAAAAGAAAAAGATGAAGAGTTTATCAGACACGATTGCAGAGATAGAATCGCAAAGTTAGAAGCCCTTTTAGCACAATCATCAACTGAAAAGGATGAAATGCGTTATCTCATATTACAACTTACAAAAGAGGTAGCTGAATTAAGAGTTAAGGTACAATTCCTTACCGATGAAAATGAGGCATTGGCTAAATCTAATAAGAAGAGACAATTAAATGGTTAACAACTTTACATCAGGTATGTGGAATGGTATGAAAGTTGAGTTCGGAAAAATATATTCGAACTTAAACGCATTTGCTTTCAGACCGTTACAAGAAGCTGGTGAAAAGAAATTAAGAA